TGCACCAACATACATTCAGGTAAAAGGGCCTCGGGTTCGGCAAGCGCCATGCAGGAAAAGGAAGCCACTGGCGACGCTGAGCGCGCGGCAGCGATCGCGCACATGGTGAGTGTCCTTCGCGATCCGAAAGCGAGCGATGTTCGCAAGGACAGAATGGCGCTGGCGTTGATGCAATATGGCGCAGCGGTTGGACGCAAAGGTAAGCCGCCGTCGAAATACACGAAGGGCGAAGAGCGTGCCGAACGTGTGAAAGAAATCGGTCAGCGCTTTGCAGTGCGTGAAGCGCCGAAGCTCGTCGTCAGCAATGCATGAAGACGCCAACGTGGACGACGGCGTGTCCTGATTGGGCGCGCAGGGTTGTGGCCGGTGAACGTCTCGTTCCGTTCGAGCCGCTGTTTCCGAGCGAGGCCGAGGCGTCGCTGAAAGTGTTCAGCGATCTGCGCGTCGTCGACATTCCAGGGCGTCCGACGATCGCCGAGTGCTGTCGGCCGTGGGTGTTCGATTTCGCTGGCGCCGTGTTCGGCTCTTACGACGCGAAAGCCGGGCGGCAACTGATCAATCAGTTCATGCTGATGGTCAGCAAGAAGAACGCGAAGTCGACGATTGCGCCGGCGATCATGATGACAGCGCTCTTGCGCAATTGGCGCGAGCTTGGCGAGTTCTGCATCATCGCGCCGACGCTTGAGGTCGCGCACAATTCGTTCGGGCCGGCGCAAGGCATGGTGGCGGCCGACGAAGAGTTGTCCGACCTGCTTCACGTGAAGCCGAACCTTCGGACGATCGTGCATCGCACGACCGGCGCGTCGCTCAAGGTGATCGCGGCGGACAGCGAGGCGGTGTCGGGCAAGAAGGGCATCGGCATTCTCATCGAGGAGCTTTGGCTTTTCGGCGAGAAGGCGAACGCGGAGAACATGCTTCGCGAGGCCGAGGGCGGGTTGACGTCGCGCCCGGAAGGCTTCGTCATCAACATCTCGACGCAATCGGACAAACCTCCGGCTGGGATATTCAAGCAGCGGCTGAACTACTTCCGCGACGTGCGCGACGGCAAGATCGTCGATCCGAAAGCGCTCGGTGTGCTCTACGAGTTCCCGGATGAGATGCTGAAGGCCGGCGCGTGGCGCGATCCGGCGAACTTCTACGTCACGAACCCGAACCTCGGGGCGTCGGTCGATCGCGAATACCTGCTCGATCAGTTCGCGAAGGCCGATCGTGCCGGGCTGGAATCTCTTTGCGGCTTTGCGGCGAAGCATCTCAACGTCGAGATCGGCATCACGCTGCGCGCGGATCGCTGGGAGGGCGCCGACTACTGGCTCGCATGTGCGTCGCCTGGCCTGACGCTGGACGAGATCATCGCGCGCTCGGACGTTGCGACGGTCGGCATCGACGGCGGCGGTCTCGACGACCTCTTGGGCCTCGCGATCTTGGGCCGGGACCGCGATACCCGCGACTGGCTTCTCTGGTCGCACGCATGGGCGCATCGCGACGTGCTCGATCGGCGCAAGTCGATCGCGTCCACGCTGCGCGATTTCGAGAAGGAAGGCTCGCTCACGTTCTACGACGAGCCCGGCGCCGAAATTGCAGAGCTTGTCGACTACGTGATGCAGGCTGACGACGCCGGGCTGCTGCCGGAGAAGGCTGCGATCGGCGTCGACCAGGTCGGCATCTCGGAGATCGTCGACGAGCTTGAGCGCCGCGGCATCTCGGCCGAGAAGGGCAAGATCGAGGGCGTGCGCCAGGGCTGGCTGCTTGCGAACACGATCAAGACCACGGCGCGTAGGCTCGCAGCCGGAACGCTGAAGCACGGCGGGACCGGGCTCATGCGCTTTGCCGTCGAGAACGCGAAGGTCGAGGCGAAGGGCAACGCCATCCTGATCACGAAGCAGACGGCCGGCGCGGCGAAGATCGATCCGCTCATAGCTGCGTTCTGCGCGGTCGCGATGATGGCGAAGAATCCGAACGCCGGCGCTTACATCTACGAAGGCGAGACACGCGAATTGCGAGTTCTGTGAGGCGAAATGGATCTGATCTCGCGCGTCGCGAAATGGTGGCTTGCCCGGTCGCAGCTCACGAACAAGGACGATTGGTTCTACGAGTGGGCGCTCGGCGGCCAGCGCTCGGCGACCGGCATCGTCGTGTCCGAGCTGCGCGCGATGCAAGAGCCGGTCACGGCGCGCTGCGTGCGCATCCGCGCGCAGGACTTGGCCAAGCTGCCGGTCCATGTGTTCCGCGCGCGCCGCGGCGGCGGGCAGGATGTGGTCGCGGCCCATCCGCTCGAGCGGCTCTTGCGCAAGCCGAACGCGTGGCAAACGTGGTTCGAGTTCTGCGAAACGGTCAGCGCGCACTATCTGCTCAAGGGCAACGGCTATGCGGTGATACGGCGCGATGGACGCGCGCGGCCGGTGTCGCTGATCCCGATCCAGCCGGGCTCGATTACGGAATGGGCGTCGGGTGACGCGCTGTTCTACAAGATCACGTCGTCGACGGAGTGGGAACGCGCGGTGCTCGCCGGGCTGCCCGATCCGCTGCCGGCGGCCGACGTCTTTCATCTGCGCAACCTGTCGTTCGACAGCCTCATGGGCCTCTCGCCTATCAGCCTGGCGCGCGAGGAGATCGGGCTGAACCTCGCTTTGACCGAGCACGTCGGCAAGACGTTCGGCAACGGCGCACGGCCCTCGGGCGTGCTCGAGACGGACAAGAAGCTGAGCGAGGAATCGTTCAAGCGCTTCAAATCGCAATGGCAGGATCGTTACGCCGGGATCGAGAACGCTGGCAAGACGCCGCTGCTCGAAGAGGGCGTCAAGTGGAAGCCCCAGGCGCTGAACCTCGTCGAGACGCAGACGGTTCAGGCGATCGAGGCGCAGGTCAAGAAGCTCGCGATCGTGTGGGACGTGCCGCTGCACCGCATCGGGATCATCCCCGAAGGTGGCGGCGCTGCGATCCTGCAGGCGCATCAGATGTATCTGAATAACGTGCTTTCGTCCGATGCCGAGCGCTGGGAAGTGAAGCTCAACGACGTGTTCGGGCTCGACGGCGAAAACGAGTTCGTCCAGTTCGACCTGAACTACTTCAACCGCGCGGACGAGCGGACGCAGCTCGAAGCGCTGCGCATCGGCGTCGTCGGTGTGGTCATCACGATCAACGAAGCGCGCGCGCGGCTTGGCTTGCCGAGCGTCACCGGCGGCGACGTGCTGTTGCAACCGACGAACGTCGCGCCGTTCCCGTGGACGCCGCCGGCCGCGTCGAACGGGCCGGGCAGTGATGTGAGCGGCGAACCTGCGCCGGGCGGCGACGGCGACCCGGCGGCGGTGCAGGACGACGGCGCAAAGCGATTGAACGGCGCTCGTTGTGATCAGGCTAGGTCAGGTGAGGCAGGCGCGGTTAGTTCCGGCTCAGCCCAGTAAGGCGCAGGCGGTCGTGTGATGGTTTGGTTCTGCGCAGTAAGGCAGGCGTGGTTAGGCTCGTTGCGTTCTGGCGGCGCGATGTTTGTCCGAGTGAGGCAGGCGTTGTTCTGCCCGGCTAGTTCTGGCTCAGCACGTTGCTGTGGAACGTGTTGAGGCATGTGACTGCAATGCTCGGCTAGGCCGGCAAGTCGGGGAGGCGGTGAAACATCCGCCTCCCTTTTCATTTTGGAGAAATCGGATGAAACGCAAACTGCTCACGGAAGAGCAGGCGCACGAACTCGCACGCGCCGGAACGCTGTCCGCCGATGAGCATGAGCTGCGCAAAGGCTTCATCATTGACGCGAAGCAGATCGACGACGAAGCACGCGCGATCGATTTCACGATCAGCACGAACGGCGTCGACCGTATGGGCGATGTGATCGATCAAGGCGGTTGGCGTTTGGAAAATTATCGCCGCAATAGCGTCGTCTTGTGGGCACACGACGCATCGATGCTGCCAGTCGCCAAGGCTTCGAACGTCAGGATCGAGGACGGCAAGCTGAAAGCGCGTGCGACCTTCGCGACGCGCGACATATCGGGGATGGCGAATGCCGTTTACGAGATGCTCAAGCAAGGCTTTTTGAACGCCACGAGCGTTGGTTTCGCGCCGATCAAATACGCGTTCAGTGATGCGAACGATAGAAAGTTCGGTATCGACTTTCTGCAGCAGGAACTTTTGGAGTTCAGCATCTGCAATGTGCCGGCGAACGCTGATTGCCTGATCGAAGCGCGGGCGGCCGGCATCGACATCGAACCATTGCGCGCGTGGGCGCGGAAGATTCTCGATGAAGATGGAGTGCTGTGCGCGCCGCGTGTTCCTGGCCGCATTTCTATCGGTGAACTGGGCCCGATGCTTGATCTGCGCATGCTTCCGAATCTGAACGGCATCATGGATGCAAAGCCGGCGGCTGAGACCGCGAAGTCGTATCCACTTTCACGAGCGCAGCGCCGGATGACGGCGATCCGGGCGCGGTTTTAACGGAGGGACACCAATGTCCA